GCGCGTCGACGACGACACGGTCAAAGCCTACGCGCGCGACATGATCAACGGGGTGTGGGTCGCGACCCATCAGGGCGTCGCGTTCAACGACAAGGACGAACTGATCGACGGCCAGCACCGGCTCTATGCGATCATCCTGGCGAAGAAGACGATTCGGATGATGGTGACCTTCGGCCTTCCCTGCGAGATCAAGGACGCGGAGATGACGACCATGGACGCGGTCGATCGGGGCCGCACCCGATCCGTGGCCGATCAGCTCCGCATCCAGCACAACATGCCCAACGGCGGCATCATCGCCCAGATCTGCTCGTCGCTGGGAGGACTCTGCTACGGACTTCGCACCAAGCGGCTCTCGGTCGGCCAGACGCTCGACATCTACGGGCTTTTCAGGGGCGCGATCGACTGGGTCATTGTCCATAAATCCAAGGAGAGCGGGCTGAAGGGTGCCGGCGTCCTGACCGCGTTCGCCTTCGCGCTGGCCCTCGATGGCGAGTTCTGGGGAAAGCACGACACCTGTCTCGTCGCGAGGATGTACGAGTCGCTCGTCAACGGGGACCCGGCGAAGGAAACGCCGATCGCGCGCCTGCGCGCGTTCCTCACCAGCGAGGATGCCGTCCTGCTCACGCGCTCGACCAATCGCGGCGTGGCCGAGCTGACGCTCCAGGCCATCTTCCTGGAAGCCAAGGGCAAAAAAATCGCGAAGCTCGAAATGGGAACCGAGGGCCTCGAGCACTTCAAATCGAGGCAGCCCGAGCGCGTCGAAAAGGTCGCCGCCATGTTCCGGCTGCCGGATGCAAAAGCGCAAAAATAAATCCGCAATCTTGCACGCCATGAAAAACTCCCACATCGAATGGTGCGACCACACGTTCAACCCATGGATCGGCTGCACCAAGGTCTCGCCCGGCTGCGCGAATTGCTATGCCGAAACTCTTACGAAGCGTTTCTGGAGCCACACACATTGGGGCAAAGGGGAACCCAGGTTGCGCACGAGCGCGGGGAACTGGGACGAACCGCTGGCTTGGAACCGGAAAGCGGCCGAGCCGATAGCGATCAACTGGAATCAGACCGATGATCTCGGGACGCCGGCGCGGGCATTTCTCCGCCCCCGCGTCTTCTGCGCCAGCCTCGCCGATTGGCTCGATGACGAGGTCCCCATCGAATGGCTCGCTGACCTCCTCAGGCTCATCCATGACACGCCCAATCTCGACTGGCTTCTCCTCACCAAGCGGCCGGAGAATTTCCATGCGCGAATTTTAGACGCGTTAGCTCATGTTGAGGGCCTGAGCGAAGCAGAGGAATGGCCCGATGAAGACCCCAAAACGGACGTAGGCTGGATGCTCAACGAGTGGGAAAACAGCACGGATGCTTGCCCTGATAACGTCTGGCTCGGGGTCAGCATCGAAGACAGGGCTCGTATGGATCGCATCGACCAGCTTCGCTCCATCCCCGCACATGCGCGCTTCCTTTCCGTCGAACCTCTCCTGGAACAGTTGGGCGCCGTCAGCCTTTCTGGCATCCACTGGGTCATCTGCGGCGGCGAGAGCGGCCCTCACGCGCGGCCCATGCATCCCGATTGGGCGCGCAGCCTGCGCGACCAATGCCAGGTCGCCGGCATTCCCTTTTTCTTCAAGCAGTGGGGTCAAACGGTGCGCGGAGATCAAATCACTTTCGGTGGAGTGCAGGATGAAGAGGTCGTTGACGACGACCGATACTACACGATCACTTCTAAGAGCGATTTTCGCGAACTCGACGGGCGAGAATGGAATGAGTTTCCTAAAGTCGAGGTCCCTTCATGAAGCCCTATCCCGACTTATTCGACGTCGAAATCGGCGCGCTGAAAAAAGGGGAATGCCCCGATTGCGGAAGCCATGAGTTTCTGGCGGGTCCGAGGGGAGGGATGTGCCGGAATTTCAAATGCGCCCAGTGCGGCGCCTGCTTCAATATCGGCCCTCAGGTTTGGTTCGCGGAGCGCATCAGTGAGCCCGGGAAGAAATTCGAAGGGTTGCCATGATCTCGCTCGTCATTAAAAACCCTTTCCCGCGGCGAACATTCGAGCGGCGACTTTGGAATCAAGACCGCGCCGATATCGGGAAGAAATGGGAGGAGGATGGTTTCCCGGCATGCGTGGAATGGAACGAGGAAATGATCGAAGAGGGAGCCGAGGCTTTCGTCGCGGACCGCGATCCGCGAACGATCCCCTATCCTGAATGTCCATGGCCCTTATTGACCGAGGAAGCGAAGGCGTGGATCCGCGGTTGGAACCAGGCTTGCGTCGAAAACTATCTGGACGAGGAGAGGTAATTCTATATGAAACCCGACCTCAAAAAGGCGCTGGAGGAGTTGGCCCAGGCTCATGACGAATTGGCCGTGGCGATTGAATGGCTAAATGAAAAGGGAGGGATAGAGCAGGCGGTCGCGCTGAAGCGCGCGCGGGACGATATCGCGGCCAAGGCCTACAAAGTGGACAAGGCCTATCGGCCGCCAAGCCGATACTGTAGATTTTAACAGTATGCCCGACATTGATTTTCTCTTCGGCCCGACGCCCCACCAGGACGCGATCGACTTCATCAAATCGAAGCCGGCGGTGGCCCGCGAGGTGTTCGACGGCCTGCTGCCGGACATCAAAGGCCGCGCCTTCACCATCGCCGGCGTGGAGGGCGCGAACGTCCTCCAGGCGGTTCGCGACCGCATCGCGGACCTTCCCGCAGGCGCGAACTGGGACGATGTGAAGCGCGACGTCGCCGACGACATCTCGCCCTTCCTGGTCGATCCGAACGCCGAGCCGGACGAGCGCGACGCCCAGCTCAACGCGGCGAACCGCCGGGCCGAGCTGCTCCTGCGCACCCACGGCTTCCAGGCCTACCAAGCCGCCAGCTACCAGGTCATGGACCGCCAGCGCGACGTGCTGCCCTACTGGCAATATCTCACGATGGAGGATGACCGAGTGCGCCCGGAACACGCCTGCCTCGACAAGCTGATCCTGCCCGCGAACGATCCGTTTTGGGAGTCGCACTTCCCCCCGTGGGATTTCGGATGCCGCTGTCAATGCGTCCCGATCTCGCAGGAGGAGCGGGACGACCAGGCCGCGAAGGACCAGAAGAAAGCTCCCGACCAGCGCCTCGTGCTGGAAGGCCCACAACTGGACCGCGCGGGCTGGGAAGTGGTGCGCGACGGTCGCCGCTACGATACGCGGCCCCCGACGCAGAAGGAAGGCGCGAGCGGTTACAGTTGGAATCCGGGCAGCCTGCGATTGCCGCTCGACAAGCTCAAAGGCCGCTACGATCCGGAGGTGTGGGCCGAGTTCGAGATGTGGGCCCGCAAGACCGTTTTGAACGAGCAGACCGACAGGACCGCTTGGGAACTCGCCGGAGGCAAAGCGCCGATCGGGACGCGGATCAAGCGCGTTGCGATTTCACTCTGGGACTGGCTCTCCGGAACGGCCGCCGCCATCGTGCCGCCCGCTGCGCCGCCTCCTGCCGCCTCGCTCGCGGAACACATCGCGCGTTTTTCCACCCATCCTTATCTTTCCTCGACGGAAGCCGCGGCGGCCATCGAGGCCATGTCTCAGCCCCGAGCCGTGACCATGGGCGACAAGGTGATTGCCGTCGGGCATGAGGCGATTGTCCAGGTTGGCCCGGAGATGATCCAGGCGGCGATGCAGCACGCCGAGGACTTTGTAAAATTCCTTCCCGAGCAGGTCTCGGCTACGCTGCCTCCGATAACGATCAGGATCGTCTATTCCCTTGGGCCTCGTGTAACAGGGCAGTACGATCCCGCAACCCGCACGCTCGAGCTGAGCGCCTCCGCCATCGGCGGCAGCGAGCAAAAATTGCGTGAGACAGTCTTTCACGAACTGATGCACTGGGCTCATCTCGACGGAAAGCCTGCTTACAAACACCGCGTCCTCTCTCTCTTCAGCGCCCGCACGGCTGGGGAAACCACGCAGCATCTCAAAGGTTACGGTCCCGGCGTCGTTGGAAAACCGGACAAGTTCTGGGACACTTATATGGGGCGCGAATACAGAGATGGCAACGGCCATCCTATTCCGGCCTGGGAAGGGTGCGAAATCCCGACGCGCACCGCCGAGCTGCTCACCAACCCCCATCAATTTCAACTGCGGTGGAATAATCCCCAGGACCGCGCCGTGATGGAAGAAGCGCTTTCCCTTCTTTTCGCCCAACCTTGATGTGCTAAATTACCATGGCCATGAAACCAAAACTTAAGTCCGTTCCTTTCACGAGCAAAGTTCCGCGCACCCAGGAGGAGAAGGCGGACGCCGCGAAGCTGCGCGCCCCGAAATACACCGGCAAGTTCTTCAGCGGGTCCATGTGCGGAATCGTCGATAACCTGGTCGCGCCTCCGCAGCCGCAGACCGAGGAGAAAAAATAATGGGCCTGCAAATCGTCGATCATCTATCCCCCGGCCTCGCTCGCCTGGCGGCCCGATGCCGCAACCGCAAGCCGGTACTCGAAGCGATGGGACTGGAGTTTGAGTCCATTACCGTCAGAGCTTTCACCAACCCGGCGTTGCGGCCGCTGCCCTGGCGCGACAAGGTCGACGGGACGCCGGCGACTCTCCGCAAGTCGGGCGCGATGTGGCAATCGGTAAAGCGCCCTCCCGTGGTTACGGAAAATTCAGTGACGTGCGGTTCCGATCGCGCTTACGCGGCGATCCACCAGCTCGGCGGAAAGACAGGACGCAACCATGCCGCAACGATGCCGCCGCGCCCCTTCTTTCCCATCCTCAACGGCAAGCTCACGCCCGAAGCGAAGCGGCTCATCGAGGCCGTCGGCCACGCGAAAATCAAGATCCTGCTCAAATAGAGAAACCCATTTCCGTCGCTTACACCGTTTAGAACCACGAACGGCCGTTCCATAAGTTCAGCGGCGAAATGTTACTCGCGCTGCACGCCAACCCGAAGGATGTCAAAGGCCAGCTTGTCTCCTTTCGCATTTCCAACGGCGCGCTCGATGCCAAGAATCTCCCGAAGAAATTAAAGCTCCTCAACTGGGGCTCCAACCAAACGATCAAGGGCCCCGTCATCGTCGGCGAGGAGACGGTGAAGCAGCTCTCGGTCAACCAGGCCAAGCTTGGTTACGATCGCATCGCGCTCGACTTCAACCATCAGTCGGTGCCCGGCAGCGACACCTACGAGAAGGACCCGCTCGAGGTCGCCGCCTACGGCACGCCGGTCGTCATCCCCGGCGACGGCCTCTATCTCGAAAACATCGAGTGGACTCCCGCGGGCGAAAAGTTCGCCGCCAATTACCACGACCTTTCCCCCACGCCCAAGCTCGACGCCAGGGGCGAAGTCATCTTCCTCCACTCCGTCGCGCTCTGCCGTCAGGGCGCGGTCAAAGACCTCAGCTTCTACAACGCCTCGTTCCTTACCCCTATGAGCACAACCGCCCCCGCCTCCACCGAAGCCAGCACCACCGCCGTCGACTACAAGGGACTCCTCGTCTCGCTTCTCCAGAAGCTCGGCGTGCAGGTCCCCGACGCACCCAGCGATTCCGACATCGCCTCCATGGTCGACCAGTTCAAGGTCCCGGAGAAAAAAGTCGCCGCCGCGGATGACGACAACGCCACGAACACGACCATGACCATGACCCCCGGCGAGAAGGCGCTTTTGGCGCGGTTGCAGAAGCTCGAAGACGGCCAGTCCGACGGCGAACGCGCCGGGCTGCTGACCCTCGCCGCTTCCCATGGCAAGGTCATTCCGCTCAGCGCCGAGCAGATCAAGCTCGTCCCCATCTCCGCGCTCAAGGAGCTGGTCGAGAAACTCCCCGCCGGCACGGTGCCGCTCAACTCGACCCGCACCGGCGGCGCTCAGCCCGGCATCGTCGCCCTCACCGCCGAGGAAAAAACCATCATCAGGAACCTCGGCATCAAGGAAGAGGACTACGTCAAGCAGAAGAAAACCGAAGGCGGCGTCCACTCGACCGTTGTCTAAACCCCCAACACCCCGCACCCACACCCACCCCTAATCGAATCCCACCCTTATGGAACAAGTCTTCACCGCCCCGCTCGACACCGATGAGCGCTCGGGCGAAAATCTTTGGCTCCCCGTCACGGCCGGGGCCCACCTTTATCCCGGCACGCTGCTCGCCCTGATCACCTCAACGGGCTTTGTCACCTTCGCGCAGGACGTCGCGGGACTGATCGTCCTGGGCCGCGCCGAGAGCGACGTTGACAATACGGCCGATGGAGTCGGGGGCGCCCTCTCGATCAACGTCAAGCGCGGCGTCTTCGCCTTCGCTCCTTCCTCCCGCGCCGCCGGCATCTACGCGCCGACCGCGGAGAACGTGGGCCAGCTCGTCTACGTCGAGAACGAGGGGGTGGTGCAGATCGCCGCGGGTTCGGCCCACAAGATCGTCGCCGGGCTCTTCCTCGGCATCGATCCCGACAGCGGAGCGGCCTGGGTCGACACCCAGGTCGGCACGGGAGCCGGAAGCGCGGAAGCCTTCATCCAGTCGCAGAACGCCCTGGCCGGAAACGCCGGCGGCGTGGCCGCGGCCCCGGTCGCCGGGACCCGCACCATCGCGACGATCGTCGCGGGCGACGCGGCGAACAACGCCGATCTCCAAACCACCCAGAACGCCATCGCCGATCTCGCCGCGGAACTCATCCTCGTCAAGGCCGACATCGCCACCCTCAAATTGCTCGTCTAACCGCTCACCCCAACCGACAGCCTCAACCGACAGCCTCAACCGCCCCAACTCCCCAACCAACATGCAAATCAACGACGCCAACCTGCGGCTGCTTTACCGCGGGTTCAATGTTCTCTTCCTCGCCGCGCTCGACGCCACCGAGACGGTCAGCGACGCGTTCTCCATCGAGATCCCCTCGACCCACAAGATCGAGGAGTACGACTGGCTCAACGCCGTTCCCGGCATGAAGGAGCTGCGCGGGGAAATGGACGTCCAGAACCTCAGCGCCAGCCAATGGACCATCCGCAACCTGCCCTGGTACGGCCTGGTGGCCGTCAAGGAGGAGGACATCGAGGACGACAACTACGGCCTCTACAACACGCTCCTGACCCAGATGGGCAGCGCCGCGAAGATCCACAAGGACGAGTTGAACTTCGCGTTGCTCGCCAACGGCTTCGCCACGAAATGCTACACCGGCGGATTCTTCTTCAGCAACGGCCAGAAGCGCTCCCCCAACGACGCCGGGTTCAGCAACCTGCTCACCGCGCCGCTCAACGCCTACGCCTACCAGACGGCCCGGGCGAACCTGCTCTCCCGCAGGAACAGCGAAGGGCGTCCGATGAACCTCGGCACGAAGCTCGGGCTCGTCGTCGGGACCGCCCTTGAGCCTGTCGCCAAGAACATCGTCGAACTCGACAAGGTCGTCCAGGCCGTCGCCAACGCCGACGGGGCCATCGTGGCCGCCGGCACGGTCGACAACGTCAACAAGGGCACCGCGACGGTCATCACGTCGCCGTGGCTGCCCGCCAACGTCTGGTTCCTGCTCGAGATCGGCAAGCCGGTCAAGCCGCTCATCTACCAGGTCAACAAGAAGCCGATCCTCATCGCGCAGACCAACCCCCAGCAAAGCGACCACGTCTTCGAGAAGCACGAGTTCCGCTACCAAGCTTACGGCCGGTACAACGCGGGCTTCGGCCTGCCCGATCTCGCGGTCGGCTCGACCGGCGTCGGCGCGGCCATCGTCGCCTATCCCTAACCCGGCGGAACAATCATAGGGCCACCATGTATGTCCGCGAATGTGATCTGACCGGCGACATCTCCCCGACGTTCCTCCAGCAAGCGCTGGATGACACGGGAGATGGCAGCCAGGTTCCGATCACGTTCGAGACCTTGGAAGCGTCGGTTGAAGTCGACATCGACGCCTATATCGGCCTGCGCTACGCGCTCCCCCTGGGGACGCCTTACCCTCCGGTCATTCTGAGCGCGGCCAAAATCCTTGCCCTGGAGAAGCTCTACAAGCGCCGTGGCATCGCCGATGACAAGAACCCATGGGCGAGTCAGGCCGGCCAGATGCGGACGCTCCTGAAGGCCATCTCGCTCGGGCAATCGCCCCTCTCGCCGGAACTCAACCGGCAGGACCCCACCGCCTCCATCATCACCCAACCCATGCGTTCCACGCCGCGAGGCAGGGACGCCATCATCGTCTGACGCCCATGGCCAAACAAACATCACCCAAGCTCGCCGTCGGGCGCATCGTCCTTTACGTCCTGAACGAATCCGAGGAACTCCGCGGCGAGATCCGGCCCGCGATCGTCACCCGGGTCAATAACGCGACCTCCGCGCAGCTCACCGTCTTTCCCGACGGCGCGAACGATTTCCCGCTGCCGCGCAAGGTGCAGCCTTTGCTGCCCGATGGCACCGTCGTCTTCGACAATCCCTTCGTCACCGGCAAGGTCGGCGTCCGGCCGCCCGGACACAACCTCTCGTTCGCGGTCAGTTCCGCGGCCCTCGACCAGGACGACAAGAAACCCGGCACGTTCCACTTCCCCGAGATCGACTGACATGGAAGCGCTCCGCATCGACGAAATCGCCATCAAGCTCAAGCACGCGCTCGAGCGCTGGGCGGCGTCGCGCAAGGCGGAGGTGTCGATCGCGACCGATCCCTTCCACGTCCTGGAAATCCTCTCCGCGGGGCCGCAGGGATTTCGCCTGGTCCTCCATACGTCCAGCGATGAGAACCCCAGCGACCAGATGGAATTGCCCCTGGCCGACAACGAGATTGAAGTCATTCTCTCCTACAATCTCGGCCTTACCGTCAAGCCGGACCTGGCCTTGATTCACGGCAGCAATAACCGCCCGTCTCTCTACCACGAGCTCGACGATCTGCGGGCGTTCCTCCTGGCCATTGCCTTCCCGACGATACTGACCGCCACCTACGCCATCTACAAGGGCCGCAAGCCGTTCATCACACCCGACGGCATCCCGCTCGCCGCCAGCGTGCTGACCTTCCATCTCATCGCCGCCGTCAATGTCCAACCCCAACCCATCCCCGTTTAAGGAACTGAAAAAATGTCAGCCACAACTCCCACTATCAACGGCCAGACAGCCCTCTGGGGCATGGACGGCTCGGTCTACACCGGCATCATCGTTTCGTTTTCTCGCGATGACGACAGCGACGAGGGCGAGATCCTCGACAACAACGGCTACCGGATCGGCGACATCACCTTCAATGAAAAAAGCAAGTTCTCGCTCGAAATTCTCATCCAGACCGGCACCGTGCTCCCCGTGATCGGCTCGGAGGTCACCATCGATGCGGTCACCAAATGCATCGTCAAGTCGGTCGGCAAGACCTATGGCCAGAAGGACTGGCGCAAGTTCAAGCTCAACGCCACCAACTTCGTCAACCTGACGTAATCGAGCCATGGACGCGAATCGCAAATCCGCGCGCCCCCTGGGCGAGATACTCGGGGCCGTGGCTTCCGCCGGCGAAAAGACGCCGTCGACCGTCCTCAAGGCTTTCGTCCCGGACGCGCTCTCCGCGGACGGACGTGACCTGCCCGAAATCAATTCAGAGAAATGGCTTCTCCTGGAGAAAATCAAATCGCCCTTCACGCGCCGCACCCAGGGTTCGGACGTTTCCTTCCTGGACGTAATCGCCGCGCTCTACGTGATGGTCACACCGGCCGGCGAGGTGCGCCAGGCCCTCCGCGGCGGCTCCGAGCGTTTCGAGGAGATCGTCGGCATTTTCGCCAAGCGCATCCGCCTGTCCGAATTGCCCCTCATCACAGAGGCCATCGCCAACCACATAGCGAACGAGTTCGCACCCGGAGCCGAAATGGTCCGAGCCGGAGAAGCCGGTGAAGGCGGTGAACCCCCTTTGCCGCGAGCGGCGCCTTCGGCAACGGCGCCGGCAGCATCCTGACGATCCTCGACATGCTTTGCAGTGAATATGGCTGGACCCTCGAATACGCGATGAAGGTGCCGCTCCGGCGGGTCCTCTGCCTCCACAGCGTGATCGCGCTGCGCCACGGGTGGGAATGGGCGGAGATGAGTTACACAGATCGGGATATCTAATTTATGAGCGACAATGTTTTTGCCGGAACGATGACGCTCGACAACTCGCGCTTCATCGCCGCGATGGACCGGGCCCACAACGCCACCACGGCCGCGCTTGGGCCCCTCAAGACGATGGCCCTCGGTCTCACCGGCCTGGGCGGCGCGTTCGCCGCGCTGCGATCGGCCGAGGGCATTATCGGAGGAATCATGGGCGCGTTCACCAAGGGCCGCGACCTCGAGATCCTCCACCGCGAAACAGGCCAGAGCATCTCCGACCTGGTCATACTCCAAAAGGCTTTCGTCTCGGTGAAGATTCCCGCGGAATCGGTCGGCACCGCGCTCTTCTTCCTGAACAAGGCCCTGGGCGGCGTCAACGAAATGGGCGAGCCGACCGACAAGGCGTTCGCCCGGATCGGGCTGAGCATCGCCGATCTCAAGAAGATGAACGCGGTGGACCAGTTCCATGCGATCATCGCAGGGATGGCCAAGCTGCCGGACCAGGCGAGCCGCTCGTCGGTGGCCATGGGAATCTTCAGCCGATCGGCCCGCGATCTTCAGGCGCTCCTCAACGATCCCGCCGGCTTCGACGCCGCCGTCAAGGCCGCCGGGCCTATGGCGGAGGTCATGGCGCGCAACGCCGCCGCTTTCGAGAAGGTCGATAAAACCATCCAGGCGATCCAGGCCAACATGGCCGGACTCTGGGCCGGCGTCGCCGAGGGCCTCGCGCCCGCTCTGCAGACATGCCTCGACGTCCTCAACAAGATCAACCTGCTCGATATCGGCGAGCGCCTCGGCCGGGGCATCGCCGTCATCATCCAGGCGTTCAAGGACGGCAAGATCGGGGAACTGATTGGCCTCAGTCTGACTCTCGCTTTCAAGAACGCCGTCAACTTTATGTACGGCGCCATCTTCGGTCTCGCCGGCGCGATCGGCGCAGCGCTCGATACGCTTCCTGAGCGGATGAAGGCGGCTTTCAAAATGCTGACGGATAAGCAATTTTGGGTGGGCATCGCCGAGGTGGCCGTAGGCGCTTTCCTCAGCTATGAGGCGAAGCTCAGCCAGATGTGGCTCCGGATCGGGATCCTCGTGAAGTCGGTCCTGCAATTCGCCGTCGACGGTATGCTGACCAAAATGCGCGG